GAGGCAGCGGGCGTCACCAAAACGACAAAAACAACAAAATGCGCGAGGCCATCATCGGCGCAATCATCAATGACTGTGTTCCTGTGACATATTATCACACAGAAAGGTGGCGCGCATTAAAAACCGCAGTGGATGGGTTTCTTCACGAATGCTTCGCTTCTTATGCGGTCGGGTGCGGTGACGCAGGATATTCACGCGTGGAGTGTATTCAGACAGCGGGTCGCGGGAACAACTACGACTTCTCTGTCAAATTCTTCGCACGTGACACGCCAACGGTTGCGTGTGTGTGTAATATAGAATTCAAATTCAACGCGGCAAAAGTAAGCGACACTCCTCAATTCGTGTCCCCAATGAAGCCTAGTCAGTATTTATCTGCGTCGTATGAAGAATACTTCTATGATAAGTATTTGATGATTATCGCAGCAGCGGCCGCATCGACTGCGATACCTGACCGAGCAGAGTGGCTGAAACAAATTCACAATAACGCGCCAGTGTGTGTCAAGCACCTACAGGATAAGTATTACGCCGGGTGTGCCAACAGCAGCCAATTCACAAACGCGGCGGACGATATCACATTTTACGAGTTGTGTAAGAAAGTATCCACCGAAAGTATTCGCGCGTTTATATCCGATCACGACCTTGACATCGTGAAACTGACAAAGTATCTCTGCGAATCACAAGACGGAAAAACGTATATGCTGTTTCAGCCAGCGCCGGCGGAAGCGCCAGCGGGAGTGGCGGGGGCCTTCGCTCCTACGATAACCCTACAGCGCATAGACCCCGCCGATTACATTATTGTTTCGTGTGTCAAAAACCCCGCGAAATCACGCTACGAGTGCGAAACAGAGTCGGGTAAAAAAATCAATGTTCTTCTTCGATGGAAGAATGGAAACGGTATCGCATTTCCTGCGTTTCAAATATCGTAACGCCGCCGCCGCCGCTTCTTACGCATCGGCGTCGTCGTATATCGGAAGCATATAATTCAACTCGGTGGCATTCATCGCGCTATTTCCACAATAACAATCAATGAACTCCTGTGTGCGCGGGTCTTGAAATGACCGAATCACGCGCTCAAATGCCGTCGTCGCCGTTTCCGGGTCCGCGAACGTAATACAAATCAGGTGATTCTCAATTAGGTACCCTGCGGACGACGCAGACACCGCGTCTGGCGTAAGAAGACAATATTCAAACTTGTAGTCCCCTACACCATATCCGCGGTTCAGGACAATCATCGGCGTCCGGATACCAGGCCGGTCGATAAACGCTTTTTTTCCGGGATTTTTATAGGTTTTATGAAGAAACGTCCCGTCTACAATATTCGAACTATAGACCAACCGGGTTTTCGCGGGGTCATCCGTGAGGATATTCTTACACTGGTTCCAAACGACGGTTCCAATATTGACTTTGAATCCGAGGTCGTGTAATGACCGAGCCCCCGCATATAAGGACGTTAACCTAGGGAGGTTATCTGTAAATATAGTCACGCCGGATTTTTCAAATACGCCGCCGCCGCTGGTGCTGGTGGTGGGCGTAGTATTTTCTGCGACGACGCCTGCGCCGAGTTTTTGTAGAATGAGTATTATCGTATCTTGCGCCGTATCCAAATACGCGTCGTTCACGTTACTGTCGTCACACCGACTCATATGAAGAATCGCGAAATGACGCACAAGATATTTGCGTGTCTTGTCATAATACTGCGAATTCATAAAACTAGAGGGAAGCACGAAACACAGCACCCCGCCCGCACGAAGTATCTGCGCCGACTTCATAATAAATAGGACAAAGATATTCGGCCGTCCATCAAAGTAGGGGTGGTATTCGGGTGCGACGTCTTCTTTCTTCATTACGAAATAGGGTGGATTGCCGATGATGAGGTCGGGTGGGGTCGCGCTCGCTGACACGGCGTCGTATTTCAAGAAATCGCCGTGTTGAATGCGGACGACGCCCGTGCCCGTGCCTGTGCCTGTGCGCGTGAGTGCCTTTGATACTGCTTTATAAATGTGGGGATGAAACTCTATTCCGGTTATATTCGCGTGGGGGTATGCGCGGGACAGTGCCGTAATAAATTCACCTGAGCCACAGGATGGTTCCAGAATAGAGTGTATCGTTACCGACACACAATCCCGTAACAATGCCACGATACGCTGGACACACGATGGTGGCGTGAAGAAGATGCCCGCGTTTTTCTTTTCATCCTTGGTTAATGAATCCGTGAGTTGTAATGACAATTCAGAGAACGGAGCCGGAGGCGGAGTGCCGGAAGCCGACGTAGTCGTGTGAGTGCCGGGAGCCGGAGGCGGAGTGCCGGAACACGACGTAGTCGTGTGAGTGCCGGGAGCCGGAGGCGGAGTGCCGGGAGCCGGAGGCGGAGTGCCGGGAGCCGGAGGCGGAGTGCCGGGAGCCGGAGGCGGAGTGCCGGGAGCCGGAGGCGGAGTGCCGGAAGCCGACGTAGTCGTGTGAGTGCCGGAAGCCGGAGGCGGAGTCGTCATTGTCGTAGTCGTCATTGTATCTTATATAATATACATAATATACAATCAATTTTCTAGCGTAACACGAATATTCGCATATACATTTGCGCGTAATCCGACGTTATAAATATCACTACTACTAAGGGTATTACACCGCGCAATCCCCCCGATGCCGTGAAGTAACACACATTGCCGCGTAGATGACCGTAGATTCACATCACACGCGTGTAAATAATAGACAATCCCGTGCGACTTTACTTCATCATTGATATAGACCGGTAGTATCTGCTTGACAAATAGTTCGCGTATATCCACGTCGAGAGAAATGAAGAGATTATTATCATCATCAATGCTAACATTTTCAGGGAGTTCAGGGTCACATAATACGACCACTTCGCGTTCGCGTTCGCCCACCGCCGTGCTCGTATTCTTGAAATGAAGCTCGCTATGCCACAGCGGAATATAATACGAGTGCCCATTCTCTTGAAGAATATAGACACGGTCCAATAACATATCCATCAAGGATGGATTCAGACGAACAACGACGTCTTCACCGGTCTTTTCTTCCACGATGCGAGAGAGTTCATCCATCATCTCTCGAGAGATTCCAAACAGGTCCTGATTCTTCGAGAGAAGTTCGTAGATTGTAATACACGAATGCTTATCCATATTACGAAACATTGTGATTCCTGATTGTATTCCCTTGGTTATAATAAGATGGATGAGAGATTGAATCGCGGATGCGTCTATCCCTCCTTGCGCCGTCGCCGTCGCCGTCGCCGTCGCCGACATTTTGACAAGAATCGTCTGAATAAAGAGCTGAAGAATACTATCATAACCTGTTTCGGTGTGTTCGATGTCATCCGTGTCACTTGAATAAAAATACGCCTTTACGCGTTTATGCGCGTCATTGATTTCTTTGAATCTCTCGGTGGTGTCTTTCACAGAACTATCGGCCCCGGCTTTATCCGGATGATGTTTCAACGCAAGAAGATGATATCGCTTATTTAATTCTTTGATGGACGATGGCGCGACCCCGTCAGCAAATCCTAGTGTATGTAATGACGATTGAATGGTTTCAGGGAAACTAGGCATTGGCTACAGACGGAAACTTATGCGTGTACCCGTGTATCTTACATACTAATAATAAGACGAAATTCTCTAAATGATATATCGGGCGGTAATTATTATTGAAATACTGAAAAAATGTATACGTCCGTATCATAATATCGTCCATCATTTCTGGCGAAAGTGACCCCTCTTGTAATAAACGACGCAGAATGGACCACACACATTCTTGGATATTGATATCATAAGTAAGAATGTCATAAAGTCGTTCTCTCAATGCGTCGTATTTCAATTGCGCGTCTGGCGAGAGAATGATATCCACAATACAATTACATATATTCTCATGGGGCTCGGTGAGTTCTGTCATATTGGATTTCAATGCCTTGATATTGGTTATGGTCTCCAATCGAAATTTATTCGTTAAACGAATGGGGGTTTCTTTGATGACGATCATTGAGGAGGATGCGGGTGATAATGACGAGGCGGAGGCGGAGGCGGATGCGGATGCGGATGCGGATGCGGATGCGGATTGTTTTCGGGCCGCGGCCGTTGTCGCCGCGGTGCCCGTGCCCGTGCCCGTGCCCGTGCCCGTTCCCGATGACGGAAACAAGCACTTGTTATACATTGTCGCGGTAGGGCGTTTGAACGGAATCATTTTACACCGTTGAAGTATATTATCGGGAAGAAAACTCACGTGGTCTGAAACAATAATGAACTTGAGGTTATCCATCATATAACTATAAAACGTTTCCAATAGCTCGCTATGTATTTTATGGAAATTTTTACACATAACGAACGCGGTGGTATTCGGTCGCGAACTCACGATATCCTGGATTTGGTTATAGATTTCATTCCATAAATGTTTAGAGTTACACCCGAGGAGCGACATATCCACTTCGAAATGGCAGTCACTGATTTTGATGAAAAATGTGTCCTTGTTGTATGCTACCGCAATGCGTTTCTCGTATTTTAATTGCGATGGACTATAACGCGAAATCATATACAATGCGTGGCTATATTTTCCTACCCCACTCGGGCCGTATATTATCATACTCGGTATCGATTGAATGTCGGGTGGGAATGTTGTGAATACTTTTTTAATGACGGGATGGAGTGAATATTCTTCTACCTTTTTGACATATTCACAGAAATGTGTATCGAAGAACTTCATTACGGCGGGCAGGTGCGAGTAGCGAGTATGCGAGCGGGCGGCGCGATTACTATGTATCAAAGCCGTTGGTTTATACCGGTTTATATTCATTACGTCCGTCCGTCCGTCCGTCCGTCCTACCAAAGTAATTTATCCGCCAACCACCCATTCGTCCATTTGGTGTGACGGTCACGTTCGTGCCGCATTTTATAAAGACGGCGACGTGTTTTTGCGTAGGCGAGCCCTCGGGTGCGAATATATGTCGGAAAATCATTCATACCCGCAGCGCCGACACTGGCGATTTTGCGTGATTTACGAAATACGTCGATTTTCTTCGCGGGGTTTGTGGAAGGTTTTACAACGACGCCGATTTGGGTGGCGCGTTTACGCGTATAATTCGTGATACGGTATTTCATCGTGCGTACTAAAATATCGCGAGAGAATATTTTTCACTTAAACCGATAAGTTTATCCACTATAATAGAGCCGACAATGAACGTAGTCATCACTCCTGGCGAATATAAATGCTCGCAGGTGTATTTCACTGAAACAAAACCAAATATCCATATTCCCAATAGCACATTCAATCGAATCAGCTACTCTACCAAGGATTTTATAATGAACGGAATCTACCTACAGTTTGAGTTATTCATCCGCCAAAATGAGCAGAACTATAATAGCAATATTTACAACTGTCAATTTGACCCGAATCACGACCATAATCGGATGATGCTGTCTATTTTTCAGACGATTGAAAACGGTATATTAGATAAGTGGTTGCGGATTAGCGCATCGTCGTCGTCGTCGTCGTCGTCGGGTAATGTTATCACACCGTCCGGAGATATCATACAACAATTACGAAATGGTGTAATTAGTGTATGGAAAAATGATATGCGTCATTACGACAAACCGCAGTTTCAGCACTTTATAATTAAAATATCGGGTGTCTGGGAAAATGAAACGGGATGCGGGTTGACCTATAAGTTTTTTTAGTGGGGTTGCGCCCCCAAACGACGCAGGGCGATAAGTGGGGCGAAACCGGCTCCAGAATGGGGGCGGGTCTGGCTATCGGATGGTGGCGGGTCTGGCTATCGGACGCGGTAGTATATCGTTAAGGTTTTGTGGTTACGCAATTGCCGATGAGGCAATGGAGTAAACACAAAAAAAATACAAAAAGCTACCCATCCGTCGTAAAGAACCTCAAAATGATTTCGTTGAGAACCATACACCCGCCCGCAAGAAGTGCCACGAACGCCGCAATATACGGCCCATATTTCGACATTGCCTCGCTATACTGCCCCATCTCCGACGAGCACAGCATTTGTTGATTGATATACGCATACATAATCCCCGCCTGGACCAATAAAAGGATATTCACCGCGATATCAAAGGTCACATACGATTCCGCAACATGCCCTGAATTGATTTTATTATAATATATCGTATTCTGATAAATAATCCATCCCAGCAGAAACATAAACATCGTAATGGGAACGACATTCAACATACTCATCTTCGCGATACATCCAGGTTTATTCACGTCATATTTATTCAGTGTAATGGATACAATCGTAATCATAAGGCACACGGTCCATAGGAGTGTCAAGTAGTAGAAGATATAGGACTTGAAGTATACCGTGACTTGTTTCTTCAAGTCTGAAGAGTCTTTTTTCTTGATTTCATCCTTGATGAGAGATACATCCGTGAGACTACTCACATCGCTAAATGAGGGCGCGGCGTTTTCATTATAACTATACTGAAATATCATTTTGATGACAATTGTGATAATAATCAGCATTGAGAATATCTTAAAGGATGGGACCAGGTCATTGGGGCCTGCGATTTTATCCATTTATGATGATGATGATGATTCGGTTATATTCTATTTAGATAATAATTGCGATATGTAATACAGTGACGACAATGGCGGCGACGACGACAATGGCGGCGACAATGGCGGCGACGACGACACGGAAAACGATTCTCGTAACGGGTGGGGCCGGTTTCATCGGGTCCAATCTATGTATCCACCTTCTATCGCAATCTCCCAATAACCACGTGATTTGTGTGGATAATCTCATTACTGGGTATCTCGACAATTTAAGCGAGATATACGCTCCGGGTGGTGCCTGCGGCGGCGTGTCGCGGTTTCGCTTCATTGAATACGATATCACGAAGCCCATTGACCCCACACTATTCGGAGAAGAGCATATCGACGAAATCTACCACCTCGCGTCTATTGCGTCCCCCGAAAAATACAAAAAATACTCGATGGAGACCCTCTTGACGTCAATCAACGGCACCCAGCGCATCCTTGACTACTGTGTTCTCTACAATTGTAAAATGCTGTTTACATCTACGAGTGAAGTCTATGGCGACCCTCTCGTCCACCCCCAGCCCGAGACTTATTATGGTAACGTGAATACCGTGGGGGAACGGTCTTGTTATGACGAGGGGAAGCGGGTGGCGGAGACGTTGGTCTATGAATATCAGAAACGGTTCCCGGATTTAGAGTTGAAAGTCGCGCGGCTATTCAATACGTATGGCCCGCGGATGGATCTCGACGACGGGCGGGTCATCACCAATTTTATTCGGCAAATCCGGCGTGGTGAGCCGATAACGATTTACGGAGATGGGACACAGACGCGGTCGTTTTGCTACGTGGATGATACGGTGCGGGGATTGGTGGCGTTTATGGATGCGAGGAGCACAGATATACTGACGGTGGGGCCGGTGAATATCGGCAACCCGGATTGCGAATTCACGATGAACCAGTTGGTCGATGTATTTCGGCGGGTGTTACGTCACGACGACGCGGCGTTCGCGGTGAAATACTTGCCGAGGACCCAGGACGACCCGATGTGTCGCCGACCGGTGATTACAAAGGCGCAGGAATTGTTCGGGTTTAGGTGCGCGGTCACCCTGGAAGAGGGGATACGACGCGTTTGGGATTATTTTTTGTAGCATTACTTCTTCTTGAAGAACCCGAACTTCGGTTTCGGTTTCGCTGGCGCTTCTGCCGCCGCTGCGGTCCACTCGTGTATCTTCGCGACGTCACACGTCATATAATTTCCGTGGGCTTCCGGAAAGCCTTTTAGCGCGACGAACGCAGGTTTCGTCATTTTCGCCGTCTTATGAAAGATATACGGTCCATATCTTCCATATCGTATTGTTGTATTTTCGTCAATCGTGCGTAATATTTGGCCTTGGTAAGGTGTGCCTGTCGCCGTGCTATCGGCGCCTTCCGTGCCTTCTGCTCCAGCCGCGCCCCCAGTAGACTTTTGTATAAACGCAATCACGTCTTGTAATGACAGATCAAATTCGGATTTACCGCCGCCGCGACCACCGCCACCCAACAACGGCTTCAACGAGAGATTCATACTTCCCCACACAATATACGCGCCATATTTCCCGCTTTTCGTAATAATGTCCTGGCCTTGGTATTGGCCCATAAGACGACCACCTCCGGCGACGGACACGGGTGTCCCGGCTCCAGCGATAGAGACGGCGGTCCCAGTGGTCCCGGCTCCGCCTTCGTTTACGTCCGCTTCGCCGAGCATATACGCGAGAGAATACTCCCCGCGCTGTATTTTAGCATACTCTAGGTTCGGACGCACACTTTTAAATATGAATTTCGGTTTCTTTTCCGCGGCGTTAGGGGTCGCGTCATCGTCGCTCCTGTCGTCGCTGTCCGTGTCGCCGTCGCCGTCGCCGTCGCCGTCGCCGTCGTCTGACTGTATCGTTGGCGATACAGCATTATCGGCGTCTGCGACACGACACTTTATCACCGGCCCGTTCTTTCCTAGAATATACGAATGTCGGTCGTCGATTTGAATTTCCTCCTTTACGACACCACGCTCTTTAAGTTCTTGTAATTGCGCGGCGACCTCAAACCAACCTTTATAACAGAGTTCGTGCCATACCATTCCACCCGTCGCGATTTCATCGAGTTGCGTCTCCATATTCTTCGTGAATTGGTATTCAAAGAGGGGGGCGAAATGCGCGAGCAGGAATTCAATGACGATGATTCCGAGAGGTTGGATGACGAGTTTTCTGGACTCACCGCCAATCTCTCGAACTTCTGTTTTTGATTCTATTTTTTTGACCCCCCGCTTTGATGGGGGATTGAGCGAAGCGTCAATGTCCGATGAGACTGCGAACTCGCGGCACTCGGTGGATTTGCCAGGGACGTCCTGGAGTTTGACATACCCGCGCTCTTGGATTTTATCGATGAGACTGGAAAATGTGGAGGGGCGTCCAATCCCCATTTTCTCGAGCAGCTGAACGAGGCCCGACTCTGTATAATGCGATTTCGTGTTTCGGAGAGAACATTTGGTCGTGATGCGTTTGAAGGGCATCGCGGGGGCGGCGGTGGCGGCGGCGGAGCCTGCGAGAGAGGCGAAATACGTATACTCTTTCGCCTCCTTGTCATACCCTCCCGCTACGAGTTTCCATCCTGGTTTTATGACTTGTTCTGCTGTATACCTGTATTCGCACCCAGTGCCCGTCGGTGCGCCTGAGACGACTGTCACCGCGACAGGAGACGAAATCGCCATTGTGAGAGATTGACAAATGGCCGGCGCCATTAGACTCTCGATCGTATTTCTGTGAATAATAGAATACAGCCGGTGTTCTCTCGGATGACAAGATTGGGGAAGTAAAGTGCGAGAGATATCCGTGGGGCGGATGGCTTCGTGGGCGGCGGCGGCAGCGGCAGCGGCGTCTTTCGTAGACCCACTACCGCTAGACACACCCGAGAGATTTCCAATAAGGTCTTCCGCCGGTGTGCCTTCTCCACCGAATCGTTTCCGAATATATTCACACGCCTTCGCCACGAATTCCGCAGAATAGACTTTGCTATCAGTTCTCATATACGTAATATACCCTCCCTCGTATAACTTCTGCGCCACCGACATTGTATCCTTCGGCGAGAGATGAAGGTCGTTGCTCGCGGCCTGCTGAAGCGTGCTGGTAGAATAGGGGCGCGGCGGGGGCTTCGTCGTCTTTTTAGGGACGCCACCACTGCCAATCGTCGCACGGAACCCCGCGTCGGGCGCCGCCGCCGTCTCTCGGATAAATCTCTCGAGACACGCTTCTCCGCTAGAATCCCCAGTGGATTCTATCTCCGTCGAGAGATGAAATGTAAGATTGAGTTTGGTGAAGATTCCAGAGACAGTATATACCATCGTCGCCGTAGATGCTTCTATTTCTTTATAATTCTCGTAGATGAGACGCAATGCTGGAGTCTGGCACCGCCCCGCCGAGAGATTGGTATGCGCAACATAGGTCCATAATACAGGGGATATTTTATACCCGACAATCAGGTCAAGCACTTGACGCGCCTGCTGTGCGAGGACGAGAGACATATCGATGACGCGGGGGGCGGCGACGGCGGCCTTGAGCGCGGGTTCTGTGATTTCGTGGAATATAATGCGTTTGGTCGTTGCGACTGGCAGATGGAAGACCTGGCAAAGATGCCAGGCGATGGCCTCGCCTTCACGGTCGTCGTCTGTGGCGAGGATGACTTCGCTGGCGTCGGCGATGGCGGCGCGGAGTTTCGCGACCTGGGCGTGCTTCGATGACATAATTGCGAACTTAATCGCGAATTCGTGGTCGACGTCAATGGATTTCAGACCGTCCGCAATCTCTCGGATATGCCCGAAACTGGCGAGACACATATATTTGTCTTTGCCGAGGTAGGATTCTATTTTCTGGCACTTGGCGGGGGATTCGACGATGACAAGGGCACGACCGGAGGAGCGAGCAGCGGCGCCGGGACGAGGAGTTGCCGCGGGGGCGGCAGCCGAGGCAGAGCCGGGGCGAGGAGCGTAGGAGGGGCGTGGAGTTGCCGACGGCTTGATTTTGAACTTGGGAGGCATTGTGTATGTTGTAATTTCATATACAAAATACGCATTCAATTTTATACTTGTTTGGGTTTCTTTGATTTGCGGTGATAATATAATAAAGATTTTTCTATCTTATCTATCTATATAAGATATGCGAGTAAAACTTTGCGATAAATATAAAATAGAACGCGAGAATATATGTAAAAAAATTATTGATATTTTAAAATTAGATGCGAATAACTCTTTTTTGTTATCTGACCTAGATGCTGACAAAGAGAAACAAATGGCTATTCTGAATATGAAAGAAGAGATTCAAAAGTGTTTCGCGTGCTCTGAAATATCATCGTTTAAACCGAATTTTGAATGTAAAAGACCGTATTTAAATATAGTACGTGGTATTTTAAGAAAACAAAATTATTTATTTAATGGAATTTCAATTGTTATAAAATTGGAAAATGGTGATTCTAACACAACAAAAAAATATCATATCTTTAGGAA